GTATGGGTGACTTTTGTAGTATGGATTCTTTATCCTCTTATGATAGAGGTAAAAAATCTTTTGAAGGTAGAAGATATCAAAAAGATATGGATCATTCGCATGAAGCATTATCTTTATTTAATAAAGGTCTAGGTAAACATAAGGCTAGGAAGATTATGCTACATGGTAATCATGAAGATAGAATAGATAGATTTGTAGATGAAAATCCAGAGTTAGATGGCACAATTAAAATTGATGATCTTAAATTTAAACAATATGGTTGGCAAGAAATACCTTATAAAAAAATTAAAGTAGTAGATGGTGTTCACTATTGTCATCACCTACCATCTGGTATTATGGGTAGTGCAATATCTGGTGAAAATATTGCAAGATCTATCTTGACAAAACAC